ACTACAGATGCCTTTGACGAGCTATTCAGTAAGTAAATCACAAATAAAAAGGTGGCTAAGGTTAAGAGCCACTGTTAAGACTCTGTCTTTCTGGAACCACCTTTTGTTTTTTAAGGAGAAAATATGTCAGTAAGAGATGACCTTGCGAATGTTTTGGCTTCTGATATCAATAAGAAGTTTAAAGATTCAAAAGTTGCATACTTTTTGGATGGTTCAGATACCACACCAACAGATGTAACTGATTTTGTTTCTACAGGTTCTACCACTTTGGATTTGGCTATATCTAATAGACCAAATGGTGGTATTGCTGTTGGTAGAATAACAGAGTTAAATGGATTAGAATCAAGTGGTAAATCTTTATTGGGTTCCCATATATTAGCAGAGACCCAAAAGAAAGGTGGTGTTGCAGTATACATAGATACTGAGACTTCAGTTAGTACAGACTTTTTAGGTGCTATTGGAGTTGATGTTGGAAGTATGTTGTATCTACATCTTGAAACAGTAGAAGATATCTTTGAGGCTATCGAAGAACTCGTAACTAAGATTAGAGAATCAGATAAAGATAGACTCGTTACTATTTTAGTTGATAGTTTGGCAGCTGCAACTACTCGTACTGAGTTAGCTGGTGACTTTGATAAAGATGGTTGGGCTACTTCTAAGGCCATAATCATATCAAAGGCTATGAGAAAGATTACTCAAATGATTGGTAGACAAAAAATATGTTTAGTATTTACTAATCAGTTAAGACAAAAATTAGGTGTAATGTTTGGTGACCCTTGGACAACAAGTGGTGGTAAGGCATTACCATTTCATGCTTCAACAAGAATTAGATTAAAGAATGTTGGACAAATTAAAAAAGGTAATGATACGGTTGGTATGAAAATGAGAGCTCAAGTTGTTAAGAATAGACTCGGGCCACCAATGAGAAGTGCTGACTTTAATTTATTTTTCGAAACAGGCCTTGATAACAATGGTAGTTTATTACAAGTACTTAAAGATAATAAGATTGTTAAACAAGGTGGGTCTTGGTATACTTTAGATTTTGATGGGGATGAGATTAAATTTCAATCAAAAGATTGGGATGCTCTATTGAAAGATAGACCAGAAGTGTATGACTATTGTTATGAAAAAGTTTGTGAAGCTTCGATTCTAAAGTATGACCCTAACTTCGGTATTGATGATATAGCAATCGAAGAAACACCTGATGAAGAACAATAAAAGATACATTTCAATTCTTGAAAGTATTAAGAACAACGGCGGTAATTTAGAGGACGGAACAAAAAACGATAAAGTGTTGATTATAGATGGCCTGAATACTTTTATTAGAGTATTCAGCGTTATGCCAACTACTAACGAGGATGGAATTCACGTTGGTGGAATAGTTGGCTTTCTTAGGTCAATTGGTTATAGTATAAAAACTCTAAATCCCACTCGTACTATCATCGTGTTTGATGGTAAGGGTGGGTCAAACCGCCGTCGCTCTTATTATTCAAACTATAAAGAGAATAGAAAAACACGTACACGTCTAAATAGAGTTCATAGTTTTGACAACATCGAGGATGAACGTAAAAATATGATGATGCAGTTTAGTAGGTGTATAGAATATCTTGAACATTTACCTTTAACAATTTTATCAATCGATGGTATAGAGGCTGATGATACAATAGGTTACATTGCTAAACAAGTTCTGAAAGATTCTAAAATAGATATTATGTCTACTGATAAAGATTTTCTTCAGTTGGTTGATGATAGAATTAAAGTCTGGTCACCCACAAAGAAAAAAAGATATGATGTTGAAAACTTTGAAGAAGAATATGGAATAAGACCAAATAATTATTTATTATTAAGAATGTTTGAGGGTGATAGGTCTGATAACATTAGTGGTGTAAAAGGGATAGGTAAAAAAACTTTGTTGAAAAACTTTCCATGGCTAACAGATGGAAATCAATATACCTTAGAAGATGTAATGAAAGTCGCAACTGCCAAAGAAAAAGAAAACAAAAACTTTTATGGAAAAATTATTGAATCAAAAGAAACTTTATTTCTCAATAGAAGATTGATGCAACTCAATGATGTTGATATACCTAATTCAGATAAATTAAAAATAATGAGTAAGGTTGACGAAAAGATTCCTAATTTGGCTAAGATAAAATTTCAACAAATGTTTTTAGAAGACAGAATGTTTAATACTTTACCTAATCTTGATAGTTGGTTATTGTCTACTTTCAATCAATTAAACAAATACGCAAAAAAAGATTGAATATGGGACGCCGTAGAATATATTTAACTAAGGATGAGAAACAAAAAGCTCAACGTAGATGGCAAATGGAACACTACTGGCGTAACTCAGAAAAGATAAAGAAAAAAGCACGTGAACGTTATAGAAATAAAAAAGCTGCAATGATACTAAAAGAAAAGGAAAAAGACCTATATGGCGAATAATGATACTTTAACTTCGTATGGGCCAAATTTTCAAATCAAAATAATATCTTGTTTGTTATCAGATAAGGTATTTCTACAAACAATATTCGATATAATTAATCCAAGTTACTTTGATTCAGATGGTAACAAATTACTTATCAAAATGATAATGGGTTATTTTACTGAGTACAAAACTAAACCTACTCTTGACGTACTTAAAGTTAAGATAGATAAAATAGATAGTGATGTATTAAAAGTCTCTGTAGTAAAGAACTTAAAAGAAGCTTGGAGACAAATCGAATCAGAAGATTTGGACTATGTAAAAAATAAGACACTTGAATTTTGTAGGAATCAAGTTATCAAGTCTGCTATCATGGAGTCGGTGGAATTACTTGAAGGACAAAATTATGATGGTATAAAAAAAGTAATAGATGAGGCTATGAAGGCGGGTAGTAGTCGTGATATTGGTCATGATTATGTAGAGGGTTTGGAAGAAAGATTAACCGAATCTGTTAGGGATGTGGTTTCTACATCATGGGATGTAATAAACGAGGTTATGGATGGTGGTTTAGGTAAAGGTGAACTTGGTGTTATTGTTGCTCCAGCTGGTATTGGTAAGACTTGGATGTTACAAGTATTGGGTTCTGCAGCTGTCAAAGCTGGTTTAACAGTTGTACATTATACCTTAGAGTTGAATCAAACTTATGTCGGATTAAGATATGATACTGTTTTTAGTGGAGTCACTACTGCAAACATAAAGTATCATCAAGATGATGTTAAAAAAGTTATTGAGAGATTACCAGGTAAGTTGGTGATAAAATATTATCCTACAAGGTCTGCAACAGTTCCTACTTTGGCATCACATCTTAAACAATTAGATATACAAAGTATAAAACCAGATTTAGTTCTTGTAGATTATGCAGATATACTTAGGGATGTTGGTGGAGCAAGAGAGGTTAGACATCAGTTAGGTAATATTTACGAGGACTTAAGAGGTATGGCTGGTGAATTTGATTTACCAGTATGGACTGCATCACAGGCAAATCGTTCATCGTTAGAGGAAGAAGTTATAGATGCATCAAAAGTTGCGGAGTCTTATTCAAAGGTTATGACTGCAGATTTCGTAATGTCGGTTAGTAGAAAAGTAGAGGATAAAGTTGCAAATACTGCAAGAGCTCATGTCATTAAAAATAGATTTGGAGTTGATGGTATTACTTATCCTGTAACAATGAACACCAATATAGGAAAGGTGGATATATTTGAAAGTAGTACTGTAAGTGGAATGGAAGTACAAGGAAAGATGAATAATTCTGAAGAATACTTACGACAAATGGCTGGAAAAAAATTCACAGATTATAGTAAAAAAGTTGAAGGACTTGAGTAAAGATTATCATATATATAATAGTTATATAAGGTCACACTAATGAAGACGAAATAAAAATAAGGTAAGTCGTATATGGAACAGAAATTTAAGTTATCAGATAATTTTATATCAAAGTATAAAAGGAAAAAAGCTCCTTTTGGTTTTAATGGATTAGGTGAATTGGTTTACATGAGAACCTATTCAAGAATTAAAGAAGACGGAAAAAACGAGAGATGGTGGGAAACGGTTCAAAGGGTTGTAGAGGGAACTTACTCTATGCAAAAGAAATGGATTGAATCACACCAATTAGGGTGGAACGCGTGGCAAGCTCAAGCGTCAGCTCAAGATATGTATGAGCGGATTTTCACAATGAAGTTCTTGCCTCCTGGTCGCGGTCTGTGGGCTATGGGAACACCAATCACAGAAGAAAAGGGATTATATGCCGCCCTAAACAATTGTGCATTTGTATCAACAAAAACACTTAAAGAAGATTATGCAAAACCATTTTGTTTCTTGATGGATGCATCAATGTTAGGAGTTGGTGTTGGATTTGATACAAAAGGTGCAGGAGAAATAATAGTTAAAGGAGTTGAAAAGGACAGAGACGAACAAGTATTTGAGATACCAGATACTCGTGAGGGTTGGGTCGAATCTCTAAAGTTATTATTAGAAAGTTATTTTCATGGACAAGCTCCAATCGAATTTAACTACACAAAGATAAGACCAGCAGGTGAACCCATACATGGTTTTGGTGGAGTATCAAGTGGACATGAACCATTGTTGGAAGTACATGAAGAAATAAGAAAGGTATTGGAAAAGAATAGTGGTGAACCAATTTCAGTTACCACAATCGTGGACATTATGAATCTCATAGGAAAGTGTGTAGTCGCGGGTAATGTTAGAAGAACTGCTGAGATTGTATTTGGTGACCCACATTCAGAAGAATATTTAGATTTAAAGAATTATAAAGTTAATCCTCATCGTGACCAATATGGTTGGACAAGTAATAATAGTATATTTGCAGAACTTGGTATGGATTACACCGAAGTATCAAAAAGAATTGTAGACAATGGTGAACCAGGTTTAGCTTGGTTGGATAATATGAGAACCTACTCTCGTATGAAAAATGGTGGAGACGACAAAGACCACAGAGCAATGGGTGGTAATCCATGTTTGGAACAAACGTTAGAATCATATGAATTGTGTTGTTTAGTAGAGACCTTTCCTGATAACCATGATTCATTTGAAGATTATGCTCGTACACTAAAATATGCATATTTATATGCAAAAACAGTTACATTAGGTAGAACTCATTGGTCAGACACCAATAGAGTTATGTTAAGAAACCGAAGAATCGGTTGTTCTGTAAGTGGGGTTGCTCAATTTATTACTCACAGAGGAATCGATGTACTTAAGGAGTGGTTAAATGATGGATATGATGTCATTCAAAAATGGGATGCAACATATTCTGATTGGTTTGCCGTACCAAAGTCAATTAAAACTACTTCAGTTAAACCATCTGGCACCGTTTCACTATTGGCTGGTGCTACTCCAGGTTTACATTATCCCGAAAGTAGATTTTATATTAGAAGAATTAGGGTATCTAAACATTCAGAATTGTTGGAACCTATGAAAAAGGCAGGTTATAAAATAGAACCAGCATTTGGTTCAGAGGACACTACGATGGTTGTAGAAGTTC